AGAATGACTGAAAAAGAAAAACAAGTAAGAAAAGAATTAGAAAGGTTACACCCACAGCTTTTGATCAACTGTCAGAAGACATGTGGTGCTGTTTATTTTAAATATGGACAAGATCTCCTTGCAATGTGTATAGAGATCTTTCTAAGTAAACCCGCTGAAACTCAGTATAAAGTTTTTAAAGACGGTAAAATAGAACACTACATCACCTTTGTTATGGGTATGCAGCTTAAGTCTGGATCATCAAGGTTCTGGCATCAATACAGAAGACATAACGAAAAGCAAAGAGAGTACTACACAGACTACATTTATTCACCAAAGTTTTTATCCTACAATACAGCTTTCGAAGAAGAGAGTAATGTAAAGAATTCACCGGTATATAAGTGTTTAAAGCATCACATTGATGAGTTCAACCCATATGAGAAGATGCTTGTACAGAGAGTATTTATCAACGGAGAGACGTACTCATCGATATCAAAACTATACAACATATCGTATGCAAATCTATCATTTGATAGCAAAAAATTAAAACAAAAACTTAAAGACCTATGCAAGAAATACTTCTAAGTTTCTATGTAAACATAATTCTAACCACAGCTCTTCTTTATCTTATATTTAAAGACAGAGTTATTTTATATATCAAGAACCTAAAAAAGAAAAGAAGAGTGGCTAAAGCATCATCTAAAAATCTTGAAAAAGCAACCATTGTCAGAATGGTAAGAGCTGAGGTACGAAGATACCTTGAAGAGTTACAAAAATGATCACGGCAGAATATATATTTAATATTATAGGAATCGCTATGCTTGGAAACATGATAGCACATTGGTTCCTCCCTATACAACGAGCAAAGAGTACCCTTATCAATTTGACATCTGCAATTTCTGTCATTTTACATACGTTACTTGATAAGGTGTTAAACTGTTCCAAATGCATGAGCTTTTGGCTGTATTTGACTTTCCAGGTCGGCACTCTTCACACCCTCAGCCTCGATATACTCATCGGAGCAGCTCTTTGTTCATATGTAGGGTATGTTATAAACTTCTCGATTGATAAAATCGAATCATGGTATGAATGAACAAGAAAAAGAATGGTTGTATGTAGCTTTCCCGGCTTTTAAAAATAGAACCTTAAGAAAAGAAACACTGGATGCCTACTATAAAGCAGAGAGACTGCTCAATGGATGGGATAAAGAAAGAAGAAGAGATTGCTCGTGTGAGCACAGATCTTTAAAAGAGCAGGTGGATAACAAACATCATACATGGACAAAAAACCAAGAGTCAGAAGACAGCAATATGTAACCAATGATGACTATGACAGAGTAAGTCACATCATATATAACAATCTACAAAAGGAGCTGTGGGAGGAAGAGCACATAAAAGGACCTAAGTTCAATAAAGAGAATGCCGAAAAATTAACCATAGAGGGGGAAGAGTATATAAAGAGTCCGATGGTGGGGTATGAACACGTTATACTCACATCATATGCAAGGGCGATAAATACCTACAGAGTAACACTCTTAAAACCATCAGTAACATCCAATAACTTTATCTGGTATATGGGAGGTACGAATATCAACTCTAAAGAGGTGTTTGAAAAACAGGGTTGGGATCATGATATACCCCGTCTTATAGACATATATAGGGTGAATAAATGGAAGTGTTCTATCAAGTCTAAGGAGATGAAACAATTTTTTAAACCTTAAGATATTTATTATCATCAATATAATCGATATATAATACACTATGGCCGGCAACAAACTAACACTTACCGAGGTTGAGAAAAGAGTTGATAACTGTTTTAACCTAAGATACCAACAAGAGATACCGATCACCCAAAGACAATGGGTAAAACTGTGTCATGAGGAGTATGGAGATAAGTCTGAACAACAATATTGTTCGTACTGGTCATCCGCCAAGAAGAAATTCGATGAAGGTTGGAAAGAACAATTACAAAAGCTTTTAAAACCAGCAACCCAAGAAATGGAAAGGTTACTTACATCAGAGAACGAAGCAATGAGAAAGGCGGCTATCGACCAAGTATACAAATACTCCGGTAATGATATACAGAAGATAGACCAGGAGGTCAAACAGACCATTAAAGTGAGCTTTGATACCGAGGATGGAGATTAAACTATTTCGACCATATGAAAAACAAAAAGAGTTTATCACCAAGTTTTCAGATACTTCTGATTTATTTGGTGTTGTTGTTAGTCCTCGTGGAAGTGGGAAGACACTTTTAGGGATAAACCTCATGCTGTATTGGCTCCTGCAGAAGCCCGGACGTAAAGGTGGTTGGGTATCACCGGTATACTCCCAAGCTAAGAGTGTCTATGATACGTTCACACGTTCATCTAAAGAACTTATCACATCAGGAAATAGAATGGATATGGTACTTACTTTTATGAATGGTTCCACTCTTAAGTTTCTTTCCTCTGATTCACCTGATTCCATAAGAGGGTTTAGATTCAGTCATCTTATTTTAGATGAGATGGCGTTTATGAAAGAACTAACCATCACACAGGCTATCTTACCTACACTCAACCCATCAGGAAAAAAGTGTCTTATGATATCAACACCAAAGGGACGTAATCATTTCTATGATTGGTACAACAAACAGGATATAGTTAAACAAAGATTTAAACTCGATGAATGTCCTTACATAAATCAAGATCTTGTTAAACAAGCTAAATCAAGTCTGCCACCCGACCTTTATTTACAAGAATTTGAAGCACAATTTGTAGATGCTGCCAATGATGTGTTCATAGGAGTGGATAAAGTATCAACGATCAATGTGTATGATGATAAGAGACAGGAAGTATTTATAGGTGTAGATACCGGCTTAAGCGATGATGCATCAGTATTGGTTTGTCTCTCCCCTATGGGAAGGACCGTTCATATAGAGACTATAAGCAATACAGAGATCAATACCATGGCAACAAAATTTGATAGTGTCCTTCAAAGGTATAACGTGGTAGGTGGGCATGTAGAGATCAACGGTATTGGAAGAGCAACATATGATCTATTGAAAGACAAGTATAGAAAGGTTAAACCTTTTACAACCACCCAAGACAACAAAACAGAAATGGTACGAAAAATGATAGGTGATATAGAGTCACTATCTATCGAATTACCAACCGATGAATTATGTCCGGCCTTACACCGTGAATTCGCATCTTACTCCTACCGTATGTCACCCACCGGCAAGTTATCGTTCGGTCATAGACCCGGTCATAAGGATGACCATATAGATGCTCTATTGATGGCTAACTTCTCAAGGGTTAAGTTCATGGAGAGAAAGCCCATAAGGGTATCCAATGTAAGACCAGTCTGGCAAGATAACAATCGACCTACCATAGGTCCTAAATAACGACAACAACCTATTTATCAAATATGAAGAAGAATATAAGCTTTGAACTTCCTAACTACCTCACCATTGGTCAATACCAGACTATGGCCCGAGCAAAGAAAGGAAACAAGTTTGAATACCTAACATCAACTGTATCCGCATTAACTAAGTATCCTCTTGAAGAGGTATCCAATTGGGATGTAAAATCATTGACAACCATCTTTAAAAAGTTTAAAGACATACCGGTTAACAACAGTGAGTTCCACAGCCTTATTGAATGGAATGGTAAACTACATGGGTACAGTCACATTAACTCTCAGACATTAGGAGAGTATGTTGATCTTGAACATTATTGTGAGAACGTGGAAGAGAATCTACACAAGATAGCAGCACTGCTATACAGACCGGTTAAGACCCATAAGTTTAAAACCTTAAAGTTTACAATAGAACATCAGTTAAAGATCTTAAAGAATAAAGTAGCTAACGTGTTTGACTATTATAAGGTCAAGAAGTATGACTCCAACTACAGTGATAGTGTGGACGAGCAGTTTAAAGACTTCCCGGCCTATATCATCTTAGGGGCTATAGCTTTTTTTTTGAGCACCGCAAATCTGTATTTAAGCAATACGATCTCTTCACCGGACAAGTACAAGGAGAAGGCGATGGCACAGACACAGATACTAACAAGTCTTGGTCAGAGCATTGGTCGTGGTGGGGGATTATCTACACTCTCTCGAAATCCGGACTACTTACGATTACAGGAGATAAAGCGATCACCGATGTTAACTACATAACCGTGCTAAACTACCTCCAGGTAGATAAGGACTATAACAAAGAAATAGAGCAGATAAACAACCCTCAAATAAAAAGATAATAAATATGGACATTTTAATTTTAATCATTCTTTTGATTGCTTCAGTACTATACAACTTCAAGCAATACAAACAAATCAACACAACAGCCAAACCTCAAAACAAATCAGCTTACAAAAAGAGTTGGGACAACGCAGGCAAAGCTAAATCTAAATGGTAAACTATGGCAAAGAAAAACAACGTCTCTAACAAAGAAACTTTTATCGATGATACTACTACACAAGAGACAGTAGAACCTAAAGTAGAGACGATAAAAGACATAGAAGAAACAGTGGAAAGGTATAATGGTTTAACACCTACTGCAATAAAACATTTTATCCAAGGATACAAACAACATGGGTGGGATGATCATAAGATAGCTGCAAGACTGGGAGTACCAACATCTGTTATCACAAAGCTTAAGTAATGGAATATAACATCCCATACAGAGATATAATCAATGAGTTTCAAACGGCATGTGATCTACACAATCAAATAGCGGCATTTGATGCCGGGACTATTGACTTTTTAGATGCATCGTCACAAAATAGATTATATCCTTATATTTTTTTAAGACCTCTTTCGGCCACATTATTGGATGGAAGCAGAACCTTACAGTTTGAATTATACAGTCTTGACCAACCCAACATCTATGATGGGCAGAATATAGACGTTATATCCAATACTGAAATATATCTGTATGATTTGATGGCTTATTTTGATTATGGACCGGCGGTAAGATCACAAGTATATAGTGTTGATCTTGTTCAGGCCATACCCGTTAACGAGGCATTTGCCGACAGACTATATGGGTGGATGGGAACTATAGATGTATCTACACCATTCGCTTTAGACTTCTGTCAATACCCTTCCGGATCAGCATAATGGATATATTACAAAGAGCATTACAACAGGTAGGAGAGCTTTTAACTGCAGAGTTTAGAGCTACCATCGGGCGTGTGACATCGGCAAGGGCTAAGGGTGACCTTAAGAAAAGTGTAAAGTATAAGGTAGTTAAAACCAATGAAGGAATAGGTCTTGAAAGATCTATGAATGATTACGGTAACTACGTAGATGCCGGTGTAAGAGGAACAAAATCAAAGTATGCAAAGAATCCACAATCATTCTTTAACATAGGTCAATTTACCAAACCAACAATAAACAAGACTTCTGGTCTGCCTTACCCCGTAAGAATATCTATAGCACAAAAGGGTTTAAAACCAAAACCTTTTATCAACCCCTCTATATCAAATGTGATGGGTGGTGAAGGAATGGAGATACTCGAACAAGCTTTAGTTAAAGAGGTTATGGTAGACATTAGTAATGAACTTCAAGACATAACAATAGGATAATGGCAATAACAATAATATCACAACCCACTAATGAAAACTGCACCAAAACAAATCTGATATACAACGTGTCAAGTTCAAACGTTACTCAACCTCAGTTTCAATATGTTATGGATGTATATGAGGCTTCAGCAACTGGTTCAGCAGATAGACTGGCAAGAATAAGACAATTTCCTAACCCAATAAACGAAGCAGTATTTGATCCGGCAAGGATCTTTGATGATAACCTTGAATATGATGTTAACAACTTAACTCAAACAGGAGCTACCTTATTAATTGGAACAACCCAAGAAAAAGAATTTGTATGTAAGTTTGGAGAAGAGTTTGGAACATCTCCTTCAAGCAGTGTAACACTTTATCCTAATCTTGCCTCAGGTAATTTAATGCAGGTATGGCCATGTCAAGTTGATCCTAACAATGGAGTAAGTTTTGAAAGTTGGGGAGGGTTATTTCCATTTACTGGATCAGGAGCAGCATATATGTCAGATAGACCTGATGATATCTTAGATGGAGTTAATACCTACAGGCATACGGCTTTCATTAATAGAGATGTTACTCTTCTTCCATCAAATCTTTATGTAACGGAATCTTATAGTTCCGGGACTACAAATTATTATGAAGCACCTTACGCTCAAGTAATGGTTCTTGGAACCAGTCAACTGGTCACCGGTAGTGATGAAGTGTTAACATATACCTTTGAAGGTGTACCTTATACAAGAAAGTTTTTTGAAGATTGCAATTACCCAATCTACAACTTTATGTTTATAAACAGATATGGGGTGTGGGAAAACTTCTCTACAAACAAACCAGCCAGAGTCAATACATCAGTTGGCAGGCAAAATTACGACCAGTCATTTGTTAACTATTCAAATGATGGAGCATATAATGTTAAAAGAAGAGGGTCAACCAATTTTTCAACAACAGTAAATGATGATATTACCATATCTTCAGATTGGTTATCAAAAGAAGGTGCTAACTGGTTACAGCAATTGATTGAATCAGATGAGGTATATTTAGCTGTATCACCGGATAACAGTAGCTTCAAACCTATAGTCATAACCAATTCATCTTATGTAAGAAACACAGCAAGAAAAGATCAAAAGATTTTTGCTTACGACATTACATTTAAATACGCTAACCAAAGAAGAGGAAGATAATGAACGATGTTATCCTTAGAGTTGTCTATGATGGAGTAACTTATGATCTTGATATAGATCAGAAAATACCCTTACGTGTAGATATATCTAAGGTTGATAACGCAAGGATAGGAGCTCTTTATGGTGTAGGTTCACAAAGATTTGACTTACCGGGATCTAAAAAAAACGATAGATTTTTTAAACACGCATACAACGTCGGAGCCGATGACATTCCTGGTTTTTATAATACCGTAGATGCTTATGTTATCTATAACGGAGAGACACTCTTACAGGGAGAGTTACAATTGGATGAAGTGGTTACCGATGAGTTTGGCTATGTAAACTATAAGGTTGAAATATTTGATACATCGGTACAGTTTTTAAATGCATTAGATGGTCTTGATATCAAAAATGCTGATTGGTCTTCTTACAATCATACATACAATAAGGAAGCTATCATACAGAGTTGGACAGGTTCTTTGGTTAATGGTGATATTTTTTACCCCATCGTAGATTATGGATTTGATAATCCAGAACAAGTAGGAACCCAGTACCCAAGAGTTCAATTACAAGAGATAACAAGTTCGGCACAACCTTTAAATCTTGCACAGTTCCAACCAGCCATAAGAATGAAAAGCGTTCTTGATGCTATATTTGATCAGGTTGGATATAACTGGACAGGTTCTTTTGAAGACATACCAGGGTTTAACAACATATTTATTTTACCTAAACCGGATGATAATCTGGGTGTTGGATCAGGTACACAGAATACTTTTCAGTCAGAAGTATCTTCTACACAGACAATACCTTCTCCTGTTAACTCTTCAGACATTACCAACACAACTATAGCGTTTAACACAGAGTTAAGTGATCCGGGGAACAATTACAACAATACTACTTATACTTATACCGTCCCTGCCAACGGCGAATACACCTTTAGTAGTAATATAACGTTTGCAAGAGATTATGGGGCAGACACAGTGATTACAGAACGTCTAAGACTTATATCCGGTTCAACTGTTTTAGAATCAGGTGAGAATTTTGAAGTAGATAGAAACGTTCCTTCTGGATTAACAGGAAGCTTAGCAGTTAGTTATACAGGTCAACTTACGGCCGGTGATACTGTTGTTGCTAAAATGCAATTGGTTGGTGTATCAGGAACAGACTTTCCTATAGATGATTATGTTATATTGGGTTCAGGTTCAGGTCAAAACTCTTCTTTTGCTTCTTCACAAGCTCCTATAGACTTTGATGGATCTACTATTGACTTTTCTGAACAATGGGAGCCGTTAACTAAAACTTTAGATGTACTTAAAGGTATCATAGATCAATTTAACCTTGTGATTATACCTGTAGAAGGTTCAACCAATACTCTTGAAATACATACGTTTGATGAATGGATGAGATTGGGAGAGTTAAAAGATTGGACACAAATATACGATACAGCCAAAAGAAAGGCTATATCACAACCGGTAGGTGAACAACCAAAAAAGCTTTTATTTCAAAACGTTGAAGATGAAGATAGATTAAGTAAGCTTGCTTTAGATTCTGATCCTAACTATCAATACGGAACCCTGGAGGTCATAGCAGAGAATAACAGATCACAAGGTGATGATACCTTAGGTAGTTATTTTGGACCTACAGTCCTTGCTTCTGAAACACAAGGAGCTAACTTAAGTTTATCATCAACAGATTTTATTTTTCCTCATTTATATAAGTTTGAAAACTCAGAACAACAATCGTATAAGTTTAGACCAAGAATAGGATATAAAGCATCTAATGGTTTACAAACCAACATCTTTATAGGTGACGGAGCATCTCAGGTAGAAGTATCTGGAAGTTATTTTACTCTTTCAAACACAGAGACAATATCTTCTAACCCTTCAACACAGAATTTACTTTTTAACTCCTCTTATACATCGTACATACCTCCAACATTTAACCAGCAAAACTCTAAATCACAATTTACGACATACTGGAAAACATACATCGATTCTTTATATTGGGATGATGCAAGAAAGGTAACATTGGATGTTA